CTTATACTCAAAGTTTACATGTGTGGGTACCTCATCAGGTAACCACGATATGAAAGCTGAGATCATAGTCTGTTGTAGATTTCGATCTACAATAGGGTTTGATAGATTCTTTAACTCGTTCTTTACATGTTTGATGGATTCACTAAGCGTTTTCATAAATTGATCGTTTAGTAAATTAGAGTAACCTAGCAGAACCTCCCTCCTAAATAGTGAGGAGGAAGTTACGCAGCTTATAGGTAAGGACCATAGCCGGCCTGCTGTTTTTAGCAGCTCGGCTTCTGGTCGTGTCACCGCAATATGAGTAATCATATTGCGTGCCAGTTTCCAACGTAATTGTTGGGACTTACCGGTAAACTTTTGTAGCTCCACTAAATGGTCTATATTTACTAGCTGTGACGGGCTATACCCTCTCCTGATAGCTGTTTCCACTATGTTAAGTTGGTCAGTCCAACCATTTCTGGTTGCACTTATCCAACCACTAAGCGGAAACCCAGTTACCTCAACGTCTTTGTAGAAGAGCCTCTTCGCAAACTCGAAAGTATCTTTCGATACTAACGATTTTTGCGGTGAAAGTTCAACTCCAAGAGATTTTAAGGTTTCTGCGTACCGGTGAGCAACTAAGTCATTTCTAATTACAATGTCATCTCCTAGTATCCTGTAATCCTTAAACTCCTTAAAACCGAGTTTAAGAGCAGAATACTGGACAATGGCATGGTGGGCCAGAGCAAGGAGGGCCCAAGAAGAGTAGAGCCCCATTGGTTGTCCAGTACCATATTTTATCGTACTGTCCTTCCAGTAGAACTCTTGTCCTACCATTAGGTAGGACCACGCTTCTTGGAATCCCTTGTCATACACCACCTCTAAGATCTTTTCATACAAGAAAATTGGCAACCTATCGGTTGCGGCTGTGAGATCGAAGGAGTAATAAGTTTGACTCTTTCGACCGAACGGTCCAATATCCTGCCCAAAGGTCAGGTCAGACTCCATAGTCTTCAACTGTTTCAGAAGAAGATTATGTAGTGGTTTGAGTGACGTTTGGGTCCAGTAATCTCCCATTGCAATTATTCTTGACTTCCCTTCAGTGTCTTTGACGACACCTAGGGACCTCAGTCTTCCCTTACGGGAGGATTTAGGATCCTCTTGGTTCATCAGACGCTTTGGTTGGTCGATTAATTTTTGCATGTAGAGTTGGAGTGTTGGGCCAGCGAC